CCTCGGCGTGACAGCACTGTGACCGCTTACTTTACCGGTGAGGCATCTGCCGGAACGGAAAGCGAACAGGCATTCTCTCAGGTCAACCTTGTTGCTAAGAAGTTGATGATTCTTACCTCGATCTCAAATGAATTGAGCGAAGACAGTCTCATCAACCTTGGTGACACCGTTGCTGGCGAAATTGCTTACGCATTCAGTCTTAAGGAAGACCAGTGCGGATTCCTTGGTGACGGAACCGGAACCTATGGCGGCATTGTTGGACTTAACAGCAACATCGCTGCTGGCGGAACGGTTGATGCAGGACATTCGACTATCGATCAAATCGATATTGATGACCTGCATAACATGATGGCGTTGCTTCCTGCATATGCCGACACTCCAAACGCGAAGTGGTACATGCACAAGTCGATCTTTGCCGGAACGATTGAAAAGATTGTTTACAACGCTGGCGGAGTCACTGCACGCGAAATCAAGGATGGCGCAGCAGGAACTTCGGCGTTTGGCTATCCGGTTGTGTTTAGTCAGGTTCTTCCTAGCCAGTCTGGTGCATCGGATGGCGACACACTCATGTACTTTGGCGATCTTAGCCAAGCCGCATACATGGGCGACCGTAGGTCGAACACCATCTCCTTCAGCGATTCCGCTCTGAATGCTTTTGAGCAGGACGAAATCATTGTTCGTGGCACAGAGCGATTTGACATCGTGACCACCAACCTTGGTGACGCATCAACCGCTGGTTCTGTTGTCAAACTGGTACTCTGATAGAAAGGGCCACAACAAATGCAACATCTTCCTAACATGAAATGGCAGCAAATGTTTGTGCCAACTGCTGCCCAGACTGGTGCGGTCACTATGTCCGCTGCCATCGACGCAACCGGTTGCACCAACATGACCATTCTCGTCTGCGCTGGTGCTATTGCTGATAGCGGTACTTGGACAGTAATGAAGTTGCAGTCTTCTTCAACTTCTGGCGGTACTTATACTGACGTTACCGGTGGCGACATTACTGATGCCGTTATTGGTACAGCCACTATGCCTGAAACCAACGATGACGGAAAAATCTGGCAATGGCAGGTTCCTGTTTCAAACCTGAGCAACAAGTTCTATAAGATGGCAATTACTTGCGGTAGTAATGCATCTGCTCTTGCAGTTATTGTGGGCTTGGAAGGCGACAACGCAGAAGGCAACAACAGCAGTACAACCAACACCGGTTGCGAAGCCGTTGTCCGTCCGACTGTCTGAGTTTAGCGTTTGGCTTGATTCAGCCGATTCGTGGTGAAATCAGGGGATCGGCACTCCGGTGCTGATCCCCTTTTCTTGAAAGGTCTATTGTGGCCGTAGATACATACGCTTTAACTTCACTTACGAACGTCAAGTCTTACCTTGGAATTACAAACAGCGACGATGACACGTTGCTCGAAAACTGCATAAATCGAGCATCTGATTGGGTCGAGTCGTATTGTGATCGCAAATTTAAGGCTCGCACGTTTTATGAGTGGCACGATGGATCTGGTTTGAGGCAACTTCGGCTCAGAAACTGGCCCATTCGATACACATCATTTGTTGCATTTGGAAGCCAAAACGCATTCAGTGTTGCAAGCAACGTGTCCTCGGATCTTGCGGCAAGCATTTCTATCTCAAGCGATGAGGTTAGATTGCTGAGAGTGGCCTCAAATGGTACAGAAACAGAAACCACGTTTGATCTGACCGCTTCTGCCTACGATTCAACATCAGAACTTTCTGCTGCCATTGAAAGCACAACGGGTTTCACATCAACCCTTGCTACCAATGTCCCAAGCAGATGGCTTCATTGTCTACAGGGCAGAGATGTAAAAACGACCACATTGAACGCAACATTCCCGCCAGATTCAGAAAACGAATATCGAGTAGACACGGACAAGGGGATTGTTTTCCTACGTTCAAGTTCTCATTTCGATGTTGAATTTGGTGATCAACCGGGCAGACTGCCAAGAAGTAGGCAGAGCGTATTGGTTGTCTACAACGCCGGGTATTCTTCGATACCAGACGATATTGAGCAGGCTGCTCTTGAATTTGTGCAGAAGGTTTACAGTATGCGAAGCCATGACCCTAACGTGTCCAACGAAGGTCTTGGTGATTACAACTACAGCCTTCGGCCAAGCGCGGAAGTTTTGGCAACCATCGGCAGTGTTCTGGAACCACACAAAGGAATTCGATGAGCATCCAAAGCATAGCCAACTCAATAGGCCAAACTGTAACACTGTACGAGCCAACTGAAATTATTGATTCGGTTGGATCTCCCGTGAAGAGTTACAGTGAAGGTGTAGAACGCAAGGCTTATGTGTCAAACGCCGGAAACACAACACAAGAGGTTTATGGCCGAGATGAAGGCGTTAATTATGTGCGCGTCTACTTCCCGGAACATGTTGCAATTGGTGCTGACTGGATTCTTAAATACGACAACGATTTGTACAGAATCACAAGCATTCAAAACCCCGGTATGAGAAAAACCGGGCGGCTCGCATACACAATTGTTGATGCACAAAGTGATCCGGGGGCAAACATTGGCATCTAGGGTCACATGGCATTTTGATCGTCCAGCGGCTGTGCGTGCTTCGCGTGAAGTCCTGAAAGATCATGTGATGTTTACGCAGATTATGTTTGTGCGCATAATCAAAAAGATC